AGTGTAGTATGAAGCTCCGTGGAGTTCCAACAGATATCTCGAAAAGCGGATCGTACCACCCCTTGAACTCGTTGTTGAACGTTAGATACTGCCCACGCTTTGAGTACAAAGACTCGGACATGGCATAGCGGTTGTCTATGCGGACTCCATTTGCTCGGTTGATCTCGGTCCTGATGTATGTGGAGTATGAGTAGTGCTTGCATTCTGGATATAGCCAAGTAGAAGAAAGTAAGCACAAGTTAGCGTCTTCTGGAATTCCAACGATAGTGTCTAGGACAGGCATGTGCTTCTGGCCTGTGTGGAATGTGTCGAATCCAGCGTAGTACGGATAGCCAAGCGCCCACACTGTATGTCCCCAGCTGTTGTTCTTGTTGTCTGTCATGTAGTCTTGGACGTCTATCGGAATCTCGATCTTCTCCGTTATGCCATCTGGGATTATGCCGCCTGTGATTGCATAGGGAGACTCAGAAGTCGGTGCGCAGACTTCGCCAGAAATAGCTTTCCAAATCCAGTCTTCTACTGTGTATCTATGGAGCTCATCGTTCAAAGCTGCTCCGAAGACTAAGCTGTAGCCATACGGCTGGTAAAACCCATCGTTCTCCCATGAATCAGATGGATAGAACGTACCTTCTTCGACTGTCTGCGACTTATGTCCAACCGTCCTGCGTGTTTCTTCTCCGCTTAGCTTGGCGTAGTCGTATGCTCCATCTGAACGGATCTTCTTTACGCTGTCTTCAAGAGCGAAGAGCGGAACACAGTTTCTGCCAGGCGCTCTTGGCACAGAATGTCCGCTTAAGTCGTAGAGCGTGCCCATATGCCTGAAAGAGATCACTGGCAGCTTCGTCCTGCTGTCGAGCAAGCAGCTGTATGTGTTCACGCTAGATGTGACTTCACCGCTAGGTGTGTGGTTCACGCTCATGTGTTAGCTCCTTCTCCATTTGCGGTGTGGATGTAGTCGAGCAGCTCATCTGTGAAGCTCAAGAAGATCGTTGGATTGCTGTCTGCTGTCTTGCAGTACGCATTGAACTTGGGATTGCTCATTCCAGACAAAGCTCCACCAGCGTTGTGCCAAGCGTCTGAGAAGTTCTTCAATTTGTCAAACTTGAAGAGTCCGACTATGGAGTTCACTTCTGTGGGCATTCCTGCGTGTGTCGTTCCATCGACATTTCCCTTAGACGGAAATACATATGTGTAGTTCTTGAGTCCTGGCCTGTCGAAGCGGCTGTACATCTCCCAGTTCCACTCAGCAGAGACGTTCCACGTATAGAAGATTGGCGGGTAGTCGAATACGCTTGTAGCGCTTGGAGCTGTCATGCCTGAAGTCAGGTAGAAGTCTAGCCTCAAGCTTCCATATATAGCGCTGTTGTCTGTAGCAGACAATGTCGGGTTCTTCGTGAAGAAGTCGTTTGCCACGTCTGTCACTCTATATGTATGCCTGTCTATGTTCGCATATATGCCGTTCAAGTTCACAGTGTACTTGTTCATCTCTAAGTAGATTCCAGAGCTAGCGTCTTCATATTTGCTAGTCCTGTAGCCTCCCCATAGATTGTAGAGATCGCATGAGTTGTATGTGCTGAAGAAGTCTTCTACTTCTGCTTCGACTTTTTCTGTAGTAGAGCCGCCAGCAGGCAAGCTTTGCTGCGGTAGAGCTCTGATGATTCGTCCAAAAGCGGTTTCATCCACCATCGTGGTGTAGTTGTCGCCTCGCACAGCAAGAGACGGCAGAAAGCGGACGATGTCGCTCACGGTCTCATAAAGGCCACCTATCTTGCTTGTTCCAGCGGTTGGCATCTTAGGGAAGTTCATAGCGTTCCTCCTTATGCTCTATCGTACAAGTCAGCGTCCCAGCCGTTTGAGTCTGGAGAATGCACATATGTGACAGTAGCGATCCAGTAGCGTCCATCGAAAGAGACCGTTCCACCTTCGCAGAGCCAGTTTCCACCAAACTTGCTTACGATGTCGAAGTCTCCGTTGTCTGGTGTAGCGATTTTTCCAGCTTTCTTAGTCACTGCCCACGCTGCCTTGCTTTTGTTTATGTGCTTCGACTTCTCTGTGAGTTCATAGATTGGAAAGTCGTATGAGCTCACGCCTGGCTTCGTCATTCGGTTGTTCAAGAACCACTTGTGGTTTCCGTGGCAGTGGGTCAAGTTCTCCGATTGAAGCTCCCCATGCGAAGTATTCATCGCTCGTCGGGTCAGTGTCTCCACCAGGGTAGTCTCTAGAAGTGTCTTTTATCTTATCGTCCTCAAGAGTAGCGTCAACTGCCCATGACGGAGTATAGTGTATGTCCTTTGTGCAGTAGAGGTTGTTGTTCCACATCATCCTGTAGTCGTCCTTCAAGCTTTCAAGCGGTAGAGATATCATTCTTATGCTTAGCTCTGACGACTTAGCTCCAGTTGAAGTTCCCTTAGACCTCTTTCCGCCACCACTGCTTCCACCTTCTGTAGCGTACTTGACTTCAAGATTCCAGATTGGGCCGTCTTCTTGGTAGAGCCTGATTGAGTCGATGTTTCCGTATGACGGATGCGAGTAGTTGATCTTGTACTCTTCTTCTTCAAGAGCTTGCTCGCATATGTCTTTCGTAGCTTGGTAGATGACAGTGGTGACCGTCTCGTCAGACGAGATGTCTTTCGTCACGCCTCTGTACTTCACGGTTAAGTTTGACGTTATGCTCATAGTCTTCTGCTCCTTTAGTTTATGAGATTGTTAGCGATTCTATTGCTTATAGTGTTTCCCTGCTCAAGTAGTCCTTGAAGCTTGCTCATAGCTGTCAGGATCTTCTGTGAGTTGTCTTGCTTCTGCACTGCAACTGATTCGGCGAAGCCTCCCTTCTGAGCAAGCTCATTGGTGAAGACAACATCGTCTTTCTGCTCAGGCATTTGGAAATTGTCTATAGCGTGAACTAAGTCAGCAAGCTCTGTGACAAGATTTTCTTCTTCCATAGAAAGCTTAGATCCTTTTGTCTGCGTAGCTTCAAGCAGAGCTTTCTCTCTGTTCGCTTCTTTGCCTTGGCCAAGCATGTCCATCGCTTTCCAACGGGAGTCCTTCGCTTGAGATTCAAGAGACTTGCCTAAGTTGAACTCGTTGGTTCTCTTCTGGACATCGTACATCTTGTCGAGAAGCTCTTCGTACTTCTTGATGTTCTCAGCAGTGATGTCCACGCCCATCTGCCTGAGAGCGTTTATCTTCGTTAGCTCTTCTATTTCATCGTTGTCTTGAGCTTTGTACACCGCTTTTTCTAAGCCGAGTTGTCCTTCAGCGTTCTCGTTCCTGCTCTTCAAAGCATTCTTGTTCCTAGCTTCAGTTAGCTCGTCTTCAAGTTGAATCAAAGCCTCGATTTTGTCAGCGTATTTCTGCAAGTTCTCTTCATTTGGGTCTATCCCAAACTGCATTAAAGCTTGGTTTTTCCTGCTCTGCGCTATAGCGTCTTGGCTTTCGCTGAACTTGGATGTCTCTATGTCGACTTGGCTCATCTTTGTGTCGATTGCTTTGTCCAGCGAAGCGAGGTTCTTCTGGTGAGCAAGCTCTGCAGTTAGCTTCTGCATAGTCTCAAGTTCTTCCTTGTAGATTTCAAGGTTCTCTTTGCTTGGAATGATTCCAGCTTTTCTCAAGAAGTTCTGCTGCTCGATTAACGTGACGCGCTCTTTGTCTTGCTCGTTCAGAGCTTTTTGGACGTCTATTTCGCCTTGTGTAGCTTCGTTGCTTGCTCTGAACTTAAACTTCGATTGTACGACTTGCTGAAGATTAGCTTGCTTGTGGTTCTTCTGGAACTCTTCGACAAGCTTTGAGCTACCGAATAGCTCAGCAGCTTGAGACATCAGTTTGTCAAGCTCTTCTTTCTCTTTGTTTATGGCGTCTATCTGGGTTTGAAGCTCTTTGATTTGGTCCTCGAAGTAGCGTTTCTCTTCGACTCGTGCGTCTACTGGAAGCGATTCAAGCTTCTGCTGCAGGTCTTCTTTCTTCTTCGTCAAGAACTCAAGCGAATTCTCGTACTTCTCGATGACAGCTTTGGCCTCTTGGTCGTTCTCCAAGTCTGATATCTTCAGCTTGACAGCTTCAAGCTCGATGACGATTTCCTTTGTGTTAGCTGGACCAGCTTCTTTAAGCTTCTTCTCAAGCTCTGCTCTCTTCTCTTTTAGTCCATTGAGTTCTGTCTGTATAGCAGTGTATCGTTCTTTTAGACTCTTACCCGCACCTTGCAGTTCTTCTATCTGTCCATCTAGCAAAGCGAGAGCTCGGTCGAGATTTGCAAGATTCGATGTTGCGACGTCTATGCTCATCTGCCAGTCAGGCAGCTTGATTTCTAGCTGCTTTCGCTTCTCGCTGTCGGTCTCTTTGTCGAGTCCATTGATAAAAGCGTCTCTTTGCTCGATTAGCGTCTCTATTTCTTTTTGCAGCTTTTCTCTCTTCTCAGCTGTAGTCTTCCTGATGTCTGTGAGCTGGGTGATTGCTCTGTCCATGTCGCCAGTAGCTTGCTGTCCTTGCTGTCCAGTAGTCAGCTCAATGACTGAAGAGTTTATCTCGTCTAAGCGAAGTCTTATAGTTGGCTTCTTTTCAGCAGAAGTCTTCTTTAGCTCTTCTTCAAGCTTCGCTTTCTCTTCTTTAAGCGAGTTAAGCTTGATCATGAACTCTTCATAGCGAGGCTTGATGTCTTTCTCAACATCTTCAAGAAGATTCATCGCATGCTCTAGGCCATCGCCGATGCTGCCTCTTTCAGAAATCATTATCTTGATGTCAGCCCATTTGACTAAGTCGATTGCTTGCTGCTGCTCTTCTGCAGTCGTAGCTTCTTCAAGCTTCTTAAGAGCTTCTTCTTTTTCTGCTTTATATTCTTCTAAGTCTTTCTGTAATTCGTCAAACGTGACAGTATTTCCGCTAAGGAAGTCTTTCATCAGCTGAAGGTTTGAGCTTGTAGCCTGCAGAGCGTTTCTTAGATCTGCCTCGCTCCCGAGTCCGTTTAGTTCTTCAATTATTCTTGAAAGCTCGGCTTTAGCTTCGTTCTCCTCAGATTTGTCTAGGCTAAAAGTAAACTTAAGCACAAGCTCGTCACGTTTCTTCTTGAGCTCGCCTATCTTCTCAAGCTTCTTCTGGATTTCTGCTTGGCTTCCTTCAAGCTGCTTTATCGCTTCATCAAATCCAGATATTTCAGTTTCGCCATACCCTTCAAGTTGGATCTTGTTGGCTTCAAGCTTCACGATTGTCTCTCTTGCGTCTTCTCCATTGAAGTTCTTTAAAGCTTCAAGCAGATTCTCTCGTGCTTCTTTTAGCTTCGCTATTATTTCAGTTGCGTCGTCTCCCGTGGCTTGTCCTTCAAGCTCTTTCTTAAGCGATGAAGTGTTTGCTTTAGCATCAGCTAGCTTAGTGATTGCATTTGTGAACTCGTCTTCGATGTCGCCAAGTTGAGCAAATTCACTGTTTACAGCTTCTAAGTCCCTGATGATTTTTGTTATGTTCTCTGCGCCTGATTCATTGCCTAGCTCGTTTTTAAGCTTTTCTTCTTGAGCTTTAAGCTCTTTAAGCTTGTCTTTGAAAACGTTGTACTTGAAGATGACATCGTCCATCTCTTCAGAGTCTTTGTCGTATTTCTTCTTAAGGCTCTCAATAGCAGCAGTGATCTTGTCGTACATCTTGCTTTGGACTTCAGTGTCAGATGAACTCAGAAAATCTTCTAAATCAAAGTCAATCGGCTCTATCTTCAACAGCTTAGCTGCTCGGTTGAACCTCATGATCTCTTTCTTAAACTTCTCAATGTTCTTGTCTGAAAAGTCGCTGAAGTCTATCTCTATTGGACTAAAGTCAAACTTCTTTATCTCAGCGTTGAAAAGAGCAATAGCAGCTTTAGCTTTCTTAAGCTCTTCATCGTTGAAGTTCTCAAAGTCTATTTCTATCGGCTTGAAGTTGAGCTTACTTGCTTGTGCATTGAACTTCGCTATAGAAGCTTTTGCTTTGTCTAATTGTGTCTTATCGAATTCTATGCTTATTGGCTCAAGACGAAGATTCTTCAATTCTTCGTTGAACTTAGATATAGCGGCTTTAGCCTTTTCTAATTCTTCATCGTTGAAATTGTCAAAGTCGATGCTTATTGGCTCAAGATTTAGCTTACTTGCTTGTTCATTGAATTGAGCTATAGCTTTTTTCGCCTGTTCTAGCTGTGTTCCATTGAATTCTATGCTTATTGGCTCAAGTTTTAGCTTACTTGCTTGTTCATTGAACTTCGCTATAGCAGCTTTAGCTTTTTCAAGCTGGGTTCCATCGAATTCTATGCTTATTGGTTCAAGCTTAAGTTTCGCGGCTTCTTCGTTGAACTTAGCTATAGCAGACTGAGCTTTCTTCAGTTCTTCATCGTTGAAGTCCTCAAAGTCAATGCTTATTGGCTCAAGATGTAACTTACTTGCTTGTTCATTGAACTTCGCTATAGCAGCTTTAGCTTTTTCAAGCTGGGTTCCATCGAATTCTATGCTTATTGGTTCAATATATAGATTTTTCACTTCTTCATTGAATTTAGAAATAGCTGCTTTCGCCTGTTCTATTTGCTCATCGTTGAAGTCAATGCTTATCGGTTCAAGATGTAGGTTCTTCAATTCTTCATTGAACTTCGCTATAGCAGAATTAGCTTTCTGTAGTTCTGCGTCGTTGAAATTTTCAAAGTCGATGCTTATTGGCTCAAGATTCAATTTGCTTGCTTGCTCATTGAACTTTGATATAGCTGCTTTAGCCTGTTCTAGTTGCTCATCGTTGAACTTATTGAAATCAATATCTATAGGTTCAAGATGTAGGTTCTTCAATTCTTCATTGAACTTAGCTATTGAAGCTTTCGCCTTCTCAAGCTGTTCAGGTGTGAAGTCTCTGAAGTCTATGCCTATCGGTTCAAGCTTAAGCTTCGCGGCTTCTTCGTTGAATGTAGCAACAGCTTCTTTCATCTGCTTTATCTGCTCTTCAGTGAAGTCTCTAAATATCGGCTTGCTAGACATTTCCTTAGCGTAATCTGCAAACGCTTTGAAGAATCCATCTGCGTTCTTAGTAGCGAACTCATAAAGCGATGAATAGCCGATTTCTGGATTCAGCTCAAGAGCTTTGGCAGCTTTGCTTCTAGCTTCTTCTGGATTGTCGCCATTTTCTTTGAATCTGTCTTGCACAAGCTTGATGTTAAGTTCTCTCAGCAGTGTGCTTTGGTCTGTCTTGACTCCAGTGTTCTCCAGAGCTTCAAGCAGCTGCGCATAAGAGTTCTTGTCGACACCCATCTGGGACATCATGTCAGCTAAGAATCCCTTGAATGAATCGCTTGACTTCTGCTTCATGTTCTCGATTTCAGCTTGCAAAGTCTTCTGGTTGAGCAGGGCAGCGTTCAGCCTTAGCTGGTGCTTGACTTCGTCATCAAGCTTCGAGTTGATGTCTCCAGTTGTCTCTCTTAGCTTCTCTTCGATAGCTAGAATCTCTTTCTCGATGTCCACGAACTTTGAAGTCTTGCGGTTTCTTTCATCGTAATAGACTATGCCGTTCTGGATCTTCTTGTTTAGCTCGTCTGCAGAATCAAGAGCTTTGTCATTAGCCATTCTTGCTTTCTTCTGTGCTGGTGTCTCAGCTTCTTGCCCTGCTTTTATCTGCTGTACCCACGTGCTCTGGTCTTCGACTTTAAAACGAGAGTCCACGTTTTCAGCCATCTTGAAAAGTCGCTTCTGCAAAGCGCCATTCAACTCATTGAAGTCGAGAAGTCTTCCTTGTCGTGTAACTTCCTTGGTTAGATCTGCAGAGCTAGCGTTCTTCAGCCACTTGTAGAAAGCATCAGACGTCTCAAAACCTTGCTGGTTCTTATATTTTAGATTTCCCCATAGAGCTTTAAGGATTTCTCGCTTGTCTCTGTCTGAGAGTGTGTCTGCTTTGTTCATCATCACGTCTTTTGTGACGTCTCCTATCCCGATGAACTTGTCTCTATATGTAGGATTCACCATGCCAGTAGCTTGTCCAATCGTGTTCCCAAGCTTCTTCCACAGCTCATTCAGTCTTTCAGTCAAATTTGCTGTAGCCTCCAAATTCGACACCATAGCTAGAATCTGCTGCTGCGCATCAGCGACAGAATCTGTATATCTCTCTGCTAAAGCAATCATTTTTGGATCGATTTGGAACCCAAGAGCGCCTGCTTCAGCGATGTATTTTGAGAAGTCTTTATCAGCGACGAGCTTGTTTATCGTCTGCATGTCTCGCTTGTCAATGACACCAGCCAAGTCGCTTGGCATGCCTTTCCCAGCGTTCTTCATTTCTCTTATAGCGTCAGCAATCGCCATCAAGCGCTTCTCAGGAGAAAGACGCTCAAGTTCTCTCCATGACAAGCCAATCGAATAGAAAGCTTCTCTGTACTTCTCTTGTCCATCTCTTGCGTGAACCAAAGCGTAGTCCAGCTTGTTGATTAAAGTCAGGACTTTCGTCATCTCAACGCCTGTGATTCTGCAAGCTCTTTCAAGTCCTATGTATGCAGAAGCTGTCATGTCAACAGCCTTTGCGCTCTTCGCTATTCCGTTGAGCTTATCAGAAAGTGCTCCAATTCCTTTGATGACACCAAATATAGCAGTACCAATCAACCCTATTCCAGCAGCAGCTACGGCTCCATAAGGGCCCATTTTGCCTAGAAGTCCAACAACACCAGAGAACCCGCCTCTCATTGCATTGGTGGCGTTGTTAGCAGCATTCGCTATGTTGTTCAATGTCTTAGCAGAGTTGTTAGCGTTCGCACTAACATTAGACATCGTCTTGTTAGCGGTGTTCTCTGCGTCTTTCATTCCCTGCTTAAACTGGGAATTGTCTATGGTTAACTTAGCCGTGATCGACATGGTATTTATTTCTCAACATCAGAATCAGAACTATTTATTTCAGATGGTGGCGTGGATATCTTCTTCAATATCTCTTCACACTCTTCAGGCTTGATTACTGCAAGCTCGACAAGCCTATCGCATATAAGCTCGCAAGCTCGGTAGTCTTGGGCTTTAAGAATCTCTTCAAGTGGTCTTCTCTCGATGCGCTGAGTCGTATTCATCCTTGCATATTGGATGTGGTAGAAGCAGCAAGCTGTCATTGAAAGCTTGTTCATGATTGTCTCTGGTAGATATCCAGTCACAGAATGAACTCTGCTAACAAGAGAAGTAAGCCAGTCTGCATCAAAAAGTGGCTCAGTTCCCTCTCCTTCTTGATTCATATTCGGAAAAAGCTTAAGCGGAGTGAACGCTCTCGTCACAAGCTGGTGAATCACTTCAGAGACGGCTTCTTCGCTTAGTCCAATCTTAGCACAATATCCCATCGCTTTAGTAGCCGTGTCCACTATGTCTTCACTTACACCGTGGTCTATGACGTAGAGAAACAAGTCTGCGTCTGCCAATGTCGGCTCTTTCGCTGTCTTCTTGACGAATGGGTTTTCTATGCTCCATAGCCAGCTCCACGCAGCTGGAGTTATCTGGCTAAAGGTGTGAGTCCCGCATTTTATCTTATGTCCAAGCGTGCTTTGAAGCTCGATTAAGCAAGCTTTCATGTCGAACTGCTCTGCCTCAAGCTCGTCTAAGATTTTGTCTTCTCCAAATCGCTGCTGAAAAACAGCGTCTGTAGTCAGCTTCCTCACAGCTTCTTGGATTTCTTTTGATAGTCCTTTGAAAAACATATTTGCTCCTTCTTAGTCAAAACAAAAGCTAGGACCAGAAGATCCTAGCTTCTTTGTGAACTATACTTTAATTAACGGCTATTCGCCCTGAATTGAAGAAAGCGAGTGAACGACAGTGTCAGCGTCACCGCATCTTGCAGTTACCGACGCTCTCTGGAATTCAGTATTGGATTCAGTCTTGTTGCTGGTTGCAATCAAATAGTCAACTCCGCCAATCTGCACGACTGAACCAACCTCTACGCCATCGCCAACGAAAAGACCATCCACAGTGATTTCTTTCGTCTGTGAGTATGGGGCTAAGTCGAGTAGTTTGCCTTTTTCGTCACGAGCTTCTGCGACAGTGACGGAGTCGTTGTGTGTGATTGAGTTGGCGATGAGCCCCTGGCCTATGCTTCCGCTAAGGTCAGTCGTGATTCCAAAGTATCTTGATGGTCTGGACATGTTTGTTTCCTTATAAGGTTATTATATCTCTATTTATTGAAATGACGCTATGATGTCGTATGTCAATATAGCGCGGTTTGAAGTCTCGTCTGTAGTGTTCTGCTCTCCAGTGAAGAAGAACCCAACTACAGGTATCTCTTCGAAAAGCTCAGAAAGCTCTCCTTCATTCAAGATGAATCGGCTGAGTCTCCTGACAACTTCAGCTCTGATTGAATCGATGATCGTTCCATCGCTATCTTCGTTGATGAAGCATGCGATAAGAATTCGCAGACTATACTTGTAGTCAGGTAGTCCAACGTTCATCTGCGTGGTGTTCTCTATGCCAACAGAGATGGTGTTTTGAGACCTGAACTCTTCGAAGTCGAAAGCGCTTCTTGTCTCTGCATCATCTATGTCTGACAGGAGATTGACCACTTTTCCGATGAGTTCTTTCTCTTGCATTTACGCTCCTTAGATGTTTCTGTCTTTCTCTGCTTCTTTTGCCATCTTAGTGCTTAGCGCCTTTGATGTGACGTATTGTGCTCTCTTCTCAGCTTCTTTGCCAGCAGAGTTGATGTTCGAAGCGTTGTTTGTAAGAGAGACGGTATGAATGTCGTTCTCGCTTTCAAGCGTGTTTGTGTTGTATGGAAGAGCTTGAAGCTTTTTCGCTTTGTTCATGAGACGTGTGATCTCAATTGGTACATCAACTCCAATCTGCCCAAGATTCTTTCCCCACATAACGCGAGCTAAGCCTCTCGTGTCGATATGTATAAGCCTCTTCAGGTCGGCTTTCGTCTTACAATATGCATATGCTACATTGCTTTTCCTGCTTCTGCCTTTGGTGTTCAGAATCTTATATAGCATGCCGTTTTTATACTGGGCTATGTCGATTTGAGACGGCTGAAACCCATATTCTCCTTTGATTAGCTTTGGCAGAAAATACCACGGTCTTTCATATAATTTCTTCTCTATGGTTGACCTTCCAAGCGGAGCTGGGTATGTGTTCTTAGCAGCTGCGTTTGCATACACCTTAGCTGCGTACTTCAGATTCTCGATAGACTGAGCATTGAGGTCTTTCATAATCGTCTCGATGTTCTGCTTCATCGAATCTAAGTCGTATGTGAAGTTGATGTTCTTCATAGCGCTATCCTTTTGAAAGCGACTGAAGACGAATGCTCAGAGACGTCATAGCAGAGTCGATCTCTACAGAAGAGACTTTGTATTGGACGTCTCTGAAGATGAGCTTATCTCCTTTCTTCGGCATTATCCTTATTGGGAGCTTTATTGAAAGCTGGAAGTTTACATCGTCTATCATGCCAGCGTCTCCGTAGATGACATCGTTAGTCACAGCAGAGCATATGCATTCATAGACGGTCTCTCCAATCATGCAAGACTCCAAGAAGTCTTTCGCTTTGAAGATGTCGTTTATGCCGTCTGATGAATGCGTTCATATTTGTCGATTAGACCAACTTGGTGAATGATTTTGGTCTGCGGAGCAGATAGTCGTTAGCCGCGTAAGCAACGATTTCGAGCGCCTGCTTGCGAGCGAGAATAGCGTCTTCGACGATCTTGATGGTGATGCCGTCGAATGCAGCATCGAGAGCTTCATCGAAGTTGCCGAGAACGACAGCAGAAGCTGGGAGGTTGGGGTCTACGAAGCAGTCATACCCAAGACATTTGCGGTCGTCGTCAATGAGGAACTCGTTGACGGCAGTCGTTTTCTTCGGGGTAGCAGCCCATGTGTAGTAAGCGTCAGTGCCAAAGCAGAACTTCAAGTTGCCGCTGTAGTCGTAAGACTCGCGGATCTTCTTCTCCATCGCGAGAGGAATCTCGATGTCGAGCGTGCCAGTAAGAGCGACTTCATTGACGCCAGTGGTGTTGAGCAAGCCGACTGGCTCATTATTGCCAGAGGTACCATTCCAGAAAGCAGCGTCGCGAGCTTGGTCTAGGGCCTTGACGATGTCGTCCATGATGATTCCTTCAGCTGAGGGGTCATCCTGCAGTAAGCTCTGGTAAGAGACATCTACGTAAGCGCCAGCCTTGTGAGGAGTCATGGTCTTAAGCGCGAAGTCCATTGTAGCAGATGGAACTTCACCATTGATGTCGACGTAGCCGCCAGCAATGCCGCTAGTGCAGACCGAGAAGCTTATGGATGAGCCATTCACAGAAACCTTGCGAGTGCCAATTGCATCGACGGTCACTGGGGGTCTGAGGTTGGGTGTGTACATGCCAGGCTGATAGACGACCTGGTTGAGAGCTTCAGCACCATTGAATGCACGGATTTCGTTCTTAGAGAGAACGATGTCAGCGTCATTAGCGTTGAACTTGCGCTTGTTTTCCGCGATGATCTCGCGCTCGAACTTGGCCTCTTCGTCGCTCATCTTGCCAGTTGCGTTGAGCAGGGCTTTGCGTAGTGAGAATTTCTTATCTTCCATATTCTTAGTTTCCTTGTGTTCAAAGTTTTTAGTTCTTATAGCGTCCTTGAACTCTGCAAGGGAGCGCTTATTGTTGATGAAGTCTTCAGCCATGTCGCGCTTGTTCAGCAAGTCGCCAAGCGAGCGGATCTCTTCCTCTTCGCAGACGCATGGGTCTTGTCCACAAGTGGGGCACGCTTCTTTCTTCTTAACTTCTTCTTCATCGCAAGCTTTCTCTTCCTCAGTGTCGCAGGCCTTCTCTTCTTCATCACAGGCTTTCTGCTCTTCGAGTTCTTCAGCTTTCTGCTCTTCTTCCTTAGGAGCTTCAGCTTCAGTTGGAGCAGCTTGCTCTTCAGGCTCTTCAGCCTTCTCTTCAGTTTCATCTTCAGTCTCAGCTAAGAGGTCTTTAAGCTTCTTAATCTCATCTTCGGTGAGACCGATTTCTCTTTTATGTTTCTTCATAGATTTATCCTTGTTTTCTAAACTGCGCTGGTAGCCTACGAACGGATCAGCGGGGGTCGATACACTTGAGCATTCGAACGGTGTCCATCTTGTCACAAGCATTGTCGGTATCGGGTCCACAGGGTTCTGCATCATCTTGTACTCATCGACAGAGTAGCCGAATGCTGCAATTCCTGCGTATCCCAGTTATGATGTCGCTAACTACTTCCTGAGCCTCAAAGTTCTCACTAAAGCGCACCTGCACATAAAGCTTCTCGTTCTCTATCCAAGCACGTTCGACTACGCCTATCTGCTTGTCAGTGTCGTGTTCGTATAAGAACGGACAGCGTTGGTCGACTAATCGCTCAAAATTGATAGCGTCATCAGAGATCTGAAGCACTTCATAGTATGAGCCATGCTGCTTGTCTGACCTTTCATACGGAGCAGGCGAAGCTACAGAGAATGTGAGCACATTTGCTTCGCTTTCCATCCTCTCGATGGGAGTGAAGTCTCGTGTGTATGTGTTTTTCTTCATAATAATGCCTCTTATTATATTTATCTCTCCGCCTCAAGAGCCTCAGTTTGAGTGGTCTCGCTGTTATAGTCTTGATCCTCGGTTGTGAGCTTCTCTGTGTCTTCATCCTTGACATTGAAGCTTAAGCCATAGTTCTTGCACATATCTTCATAAAGCTTCCAAGAACGTAGCACTTCGTCTGGGTCAAGACCATCAGCTTCCATTATCATCAAAGGCGACTTAAGCCCAAGCTTAAGCTCTCGTTCAATCCCAAGAATCTCTTTTGCTGGGTCGAACCATCCTCGCTTCTGGCATATCCATGTATGGTTTCTAAGAACTTCTTTTACTTGAGACGGCTTGATTGGAGAGTCAACTGCCAACGCTAAAGACTCGATGAAAAGCTTTAGCTCTAATTCTTTCCACATCTCTATGATGAAGTTCTGCTGCTCGGCGTAGAATGCGGCTTCATCAAGGGTGCCTTCCCTTAAGCTTGAATAGTTTACAGCTCCGTAGTCTTTAAGTAGCTTAGCGTAAGACACTCCAAGAGATGAAGCAATCTGAGTCAATATAGACTTCGTAAATGCGTCATAGCCACTATTCGGATGATTTGGCGACATCGTCTTCGCTGAATACCCAGTTGGCACTATGCTTGCTGAGAACGGCTCAAGCGTCTGCATGAACTCTCCTTTGTCGTCATGTTCATTCAGCTCGTCGATGAAGTCGCCTGCTGGGTTGATGTTGTTTCTCTCGTAGAACACGCCTACGCAAGAAGCGACTTTAGCAGCTAGTATCTCTGCTGTGCGGTAGTCTTCTAAGTTCTTCAAAGCGTCAAGAACTGCATTGAGCGGTGGTATTCCACGGACTTGCTGTGGAAACTCTTTCTTGTATATATGTATGATCTCGGCTGCTGGGACGACTTCTTGCTTGCGAGCAAGATAAGTTATAGTGGTTCCGTTGTCGAGTATAGTACTTAACTGGACGGTAGTTTTCATCTACTTCGACACCTAAGATGATAGCCGTGCCATTGCTGAAGTCTCTTCTCTTCGTGTAGTCAATTGAAGCAGAATCGACAAGCTCGAATGAAAGATTGTATGGGTTGCTTGGATGATGTATGCGGATGAAGACTTCGCCATCGATGATAAGCGTCCTAAGAATCAAAGCATCGAAGTCATTGTGTCCCATGCCGCCATCTACTGTGAGAAACCCATTCATCGCTTTTCCAAAGTCCCACCACGCCCATTCTATAGCGTCGTTCAACGTCTGGTTTAGCGAAGAATCGGCGTTCTTTACTTGGCACTGCAAGCTAAAGCCTGTCTTGCCTACGATGTTCTTCACGCAAGAAGACAAGTAAGCTCTCACTATTGGCGAGTTCTTAGCCAAGTCTCTGCACTTCGTTATAGTCTCTAGCAAGTCAGTGTCTAAATCGAGAGAAATCTTGTTGAGAGTCGCTGTGCACCAGTTCGTGAAGCGCGTCCTATGACTGCCTATTAAGCTTCTATGCTGCTTCGGCTTCGCTTCTTTCTTCTTAAAAAAATCAAAAAATCTTTCAAACATTAGCGAAGTCTCCATTTGTATATAATGCGCTTCTCATTGTTTGGATTGACGACTTCTTCGTCTTCTTCTGCAAGCTTCTGCAGAGCGAATGCCCTCAGCTTAAGCAGTTCGTCTATGCTCATATATCGAATGCTCTTATCGCCTACAGTTATCGACTCAGCAGAGTCAGACGTCTTTCCAGCAAGTCTTTCGTCTATTGCATTCAATACTTTCTTCCAATACGACTCAATTGAGTCTGTGTACAGAAGATTAGGCTTTACTTTAAGCTTGCCTTGAGACTCAAGGCCTTCGCCATTGACGACTTGATATGTATAGCTGCCAGGAATGAAGCCACTTGTCACTGAAGCATCAAGAGATATCTTATATCCATCGTCTGTGCTAATGACAGCGTCAGATGTGTATTTGTTCATCCCGTCAGTCATGACAAAAATCGAGCTTGAAGTCTTGGCATCTATGGTAGCTCTACTTCCCTGAAATATCGTAATGTCCATAAATGCAATCCTTGTAATTATTTAATGATAATCCAAATTGTATTTATATTTCAATGTCGCTTTGAGCGTCTTTCTGCTCGTTCTCTTTCGCTATCTGCTTCGCGAACTGCCTAAGAATCGACGGTGCTTGTCCAAAACGATAGCGTTTTCTGTAGAAAGAATGCAAGCAGAAGTCTTTAAGCATATAGAAATACTTGCATACGTCGAATAAGTGGTCATTGCCTGTAGGGTCTACCCAGTTCTCAGGGAGATGTCCGCCACTTAGAAGCTGAATCTGGCTTTGTGCCTATCAGCTGCTTGATGAAGTCTTCGCTGATGTCTGGACTAATGAAAAAGAAGTTCTGGTGCTTGTCTTTCTGCGAGTACAGCTGGTATACAAGCAAGCTTCTAAAATACTTCTCATTGACTAATACAAGCTTCTGCTGGTTCTCTGACATCCTCCAATTCGCAGTCGTCATCGATGTTCCTTTCTGCATAATGACGTTCTTATGAAGCTTAGCGAAGTACTTTACTTCGTCAGCTCTATGGCCACCTTGGTCTATGCAGCAGATGATTGGCTTAATGCCTATGCCGTCTTCAGCTAAGTAGTCTTTGTCTAGGATGTCTTCAACCGTCTTAATAGGTGGCTTTCCTGCGGTTTGTCGCTCTTTGTCAGCTTTAGCTCGCTCTTCGTCATTGAGCATAAGAGCTTCAGTCTCTCCACACTCGATTAAGAAGACATTGTCGTTCACGTCAAATGCAAAGACACCATAGCTAAAGAAGCTGTCCATCACATCTACTGCTACGCCGTATCATCTCTACTGTCTTCAGTGACGGAGCTTCATGCCATGTATGCGCAGTTTTGAAGTCTTCGAGGTCTTGCTTGACGACGTGACGCGCTCTCCAAGGGAGGCCCCTTATGGAGTTATCGAAATGCTGCTGTATCGATATGTCAGAAGATTTTCCGTGCTTCAAGCTGCTGCTGAGCAATTTCACCCCAAGACAGTGCTGGCAATTGAGACGCTAAAGCGCCAACTTGAAATGACGGACGTTCATCAAACAACTCTGGTACAAGATGAACATATTCACCATGCGATATGCACCATTCTTTATCAGCTTCTACATGCTCAAATCCACATTTAGGACATACAAGTCGTTCTGTGCCTTTCTTCACAAAATATGTCTTAAGCTGCTCGTTATATACGCTCTCAAACTGTAGATTGTGAATGTCTGCGCTTCTCATGCTAAGCTGATTGCAGTGCTTACATCTAAGCGTGAAGTATCCTTGGCTGCCTTTTAAGAAGAACTGCCATATTGTGCCGTTCTCCGTAGATGGCGAGCAGCAGAAGAACGCCATGCTTGAGTTATAGCTTCTAGTTCTCTTAAGCAAGTCTAGCGTATTGTGAGGATGTTCAGGACTCCATGCATCGCATTCATCGCCTACTACTATTTTGCAGCTTTTCGATATTATCTTACTTCCAGAACCCTGAAAAAATACTACCTCGTTGGAAAATTTGTAGCGGTCGCTTCGCTTAGCCCTTGGTTTCTCAAGTTCTTCTTTTAGTCCGTGGTATGTGGCTCATCAATGGCTCAAGCTTCGTCTGGTTGTTCTCTACTGCAAGCGAATCCGACGGATAGCAGATGAGCATTTGCGAAGGTGTGAAGACCATGCGATATAGTATACCATACACCCAGCATGTGCTTTTTCCGGATTTGCTCCACACTTACTACAGTCACTATCTTACGTTTGTTGAAGTCTTCCCATGTCTTCAATATTGGTACTTGGTAACAGTATTTGCTAAAGTCAACGTTGTCTCTTTCGCTGCTAACGTCATCGACTAACGTAATGTTCTTCTCTATCCAAGGGATTATCTCTTGATAAGGTGTCATCTTGAAGTAAGACTTAATGCTTTCAACAAGGTCGAAATGTTTTATCTGCTTCATGATTAAGACTTTCTAATTAACCCTTTTTCTCGTCTTCTTCATCGCCATTCTTGAACTTGTACCACATGAAGTCAAGACGATCTTTCAAGCTCTTAAGCGCAGAGTCGATGGCGTGGTTGAGCTCTTCAAGCTGAAGCTCGTTTAGATGAAGGCTTATCAAGCCGATTCTTCACTTTGCCAAACGCCTCAGCGAACTCACTGTAGACAGCTTCATTCCATTCGCTCCACAGCTGCTGCTTTCGCTCATTCAATTTTTCCTGCAGTGTGAGCGTTCTCATGCGGAGATTCTCAAGTCTCGCTGCATTCAACTCGCTGCCGTGGGTCTGTGTACTCGACTTCGCCAAGATTCGTCACGTCACCAATGACGTCTTCTACTTGCTGAGAGTCATCGTCTAGCTCAATGAAGTCTGCTTCATATGTCTTCACGTAGTCTGGCTTCATCATGTCGACTGGCAAGAACACAAGCGGATGAGAAGTCGGCTTCTTCTTCTTCATCTTCAGCTTAGGCAGCACTTCTCTATTGAACGCGAACTGAGACTTGCCTACCGCTATAGCAGCAGCGGTCCTCGTAAGCCAAACACCTCTCATCTTTTATCTCCCATATATGCCTATCTTTTCGTAATGCTTTTTTATAGC